TTTTTTAAAGTTGTTATCAATAAATTTATCAAATTGTGCTTGTTTTTTTTTCTATTAGTTCACGCTTTTTATTTATTCTATTGATATCTAGTTTTTTTTTAGATTTAGAAAATTCAAAATTGTTAAACTCCTTTTTGACTTCTACCAAATCATTTTCTTCAATGCCTAATATTTCCGCTATTTTTTCTTTTGTGAAAGCATAACCGCTTTCTACGATTTTTACTATGTAATTTATTTTGTCAGAAATATTTTTTGTTCTATTAGCTTCTAATTCAAGAGTTTCTTTTTCGTCCAGTTCTTTTACAAATTTAAAATAAAAATTTCTTGAGTCATAGCCATAAAGTTCAGCATCTATTTCTATTAACTTTTGAAACCAGTCCCTAATTTTCTTTATTTTAGCATTTATTTTCAGTTCTTTCTGTTCATTATGCACTTCTCCTAAAGCTCTATTCCCACTATTTCCGTCTACTCCTGTAACGAGAGTAGATCCTATTATGTATTTTTGTATAGCTTTTTCTTTTGCTTCCTGTAATTGCAAATAAATTTCTGGTTTTAAGTCGTCTAATTTAATAAACTCAACAAAATTACTGAGCGGTTTTTCGCCAGAAGCAGGAACTGCAAGAACATCTTTTCCTTTTGCCTCTTTCAGCTGTTTTGCCTGTTCTTCTACACTGCTGTATCTTTTATCTTTCTCTTCCTTAGATGCCGTTTCCAGTGGTGGTTCATAAGCAAAAACAGTAATAATATCGCCATATTTTTCTATAATTGCATTCAACTTATTTTCTAAATTTTCTTTGGCCAGAAATGGTTTAACAAGAGGCTCCAGTTCACTTTCTCCCTGAACATTTTCAAGAGAGCCATTATTTATGCATATTAAAAACTTATTATTTTCATTTTCAATAATAATTTCAGTATCTCTTGTTTTTATTTTCCATCCTGCTTCCTTGTCATAACTGATATATTTGTTAGGTAAAAGCACCAAATCATTTATGGCCATATTATCAAAAGATATTTCAAAAATACTTTTTTTCTTAACCTCTGCTTTCAACATATCCTTTAAAATTCTAGACATATTCATGTTATTAAATCTTTTCTGTATTTCCAGTGCCTGTTCTTTATGTTCCAGTTCATCAGTTTCAATCATCCATTCACGGGAAATGACAGATTCATTCATTAATTCTATCGCTGATTTAATATCCATGTCTTTTAACATCCGCTTTACTAAATCGTCTGTCAGTTCTCCTGAAACGGAAGAACTTCCTAAACTTATTATTTCTTTTACCAGCTTACTTGCTGCCGCTTTCATAAAATCCATTTTATACTCCTATAAATTTTTTCTCATAGCTAATAAACATTTTATTTAGTTCATTTACAACAATCCCGGCATAACTGCACACATCAACTGCATCATCATGTGCAGCATTTGGGAATTTTATCAGCTGTTCTTCTAAATCTAATAATTTAGGTAAATTCTGATAAAAATATACTTTCCCTGCTTCAAACATTACTGAAATAGCCAATGCTCTCGTTGTCTTATCTACATCAGCTATTAATTCCTTTAATGCTATTCCTTCTCTTTCTGCCTGTTGTATTATCCCTATTCCGGATTGTTTAGTCTCTATAGCCTGAAATTTTAAAAATCCATCATATTTTAGTCTGTACTGTTTTATTGTTGTCCATTGATCCGGGACTTCTATCTTATCTAAAAATAAATCAATCAGATACAAATTATATTCCCTGTCACAAGCCCATGTTGCTATTGCAGTCGAGTCACTGCTCTTCTTTACTGTCAGAGCCGTGTCTATTGTCTGAAAAGCAAAACATTCTCTTGTATCTATTCTTTTTGTTCCTGTGGCTGTGGCTATTTCAATATATCTATTTTCTATTACTTTAAAGTACTGGAAATACTGTCTTTTAAAAAGACCACCATCTTCTGCCTGTGGCCGTTGCTGATAAAGGGAAATAAACTCTCGCTCTCCTATAGCTTTCTTGATTGATTCCAATTCTTTTAAAGAATATCTTTCTGGCCACAATGCTTCTCCTGGTTCTCTTCCAAGAATATCATTCTCTTCAGATATGGCAGGTAAAACTATAGCTTCAAATAATTCTCCTGTTCCTGCTTGCATCTCCTTAATAATTCGGCCAACTAAATCATCATCATGCCATCTTGTCTGAATTATAATAATCCCACCGCCGGGAGCAAGTCTTGTACGGATTGTAGACTGATACCAGCTCCAAACTTTATCCCTTTGTATTTTAGAATTAGCATCTTCTCTATTTTTAAAAGGATCGTCTATTATTGCAATGTGTGCTCCTTTTCCCGTTGCACTTCCTCCAACTCCTGTTGATACAACAGAGCCTCTGTGCATGTTTATTCCCCAATTGGATCCTGATGATTTATCTCTATCAAGCTCATTATCAAATACTTTACTTCCATTCCTATTATGTTTCTTGTATGTATCTCTTGCTATTTTCCCAAAATCACTAGCAAGATCTGCATTATAAGCCGCTATAATTATTTCCCAGTCCGGATTATTTCCAACTACCCATGCTGGCATTTTCTTTGTTGTTGTTTCAGATTTAGAATGACGGGGGGGCATGCATATAAACATTCTTGGAGATTGGCCAGCTTCCACTTTATTTACAAACTCCTGAACTTTGCTTGTAAGAAATTCTATATGTTTAGCCTTTTTATATCTACCTTCGCCATCGTAAATAAGAAAATCAAGTAGATTTCTTTTTGCTTTTTCTTTCTGTATTTTTCTTTTTAATATCTCATTTTTAAGATTATTCTTTATTTCCATCTTCCAGATCCTTTAACATTTTTTCAAGCTGCTCATCGGATAATTGTGAAAGATTAATGTCTTCAGATACAGTTATTTTCTGTTCCACTTTCTTATTCTCTGTATATTCTGCAGGAACTATATTAGACATCAGATATTTCTGTGCACGGACATCAGGAAGTACTTCTTTTATTATTTTTGTATTTTTTATCTCTCCTGTTTTTTTCCCAATATTTCCAATAACTATATCTTCTGTTTTAGATTCTACGTATTTATATCCTGTCGCAGTCTTAAACATCGCCTCTTCTACTTGTCCTAATCTTCTTGCAGATCTAAGTGCTTTGTAAAAATGTATATTTTCCTGATAGTATTTATAAAATGTGGAAACAGATATTCCTAGTTTTTCTGCTATTTCCTGATTTGTATAAGTAGGTTTCCCGTCCTCATTTGTTCTTCTTGCGTACTCAAAGAGCTGTTCCAGCATTTCTCCTGTAAGCTTTGACCTGCTCCCGTTTAAAGGCTCATTCTTTTTTATTCCAGGTTTCAAATCTAGTGGAACATATACAAATTCAGATAAATCATTCCAGTTCTTCCTATTAATATAGTTATTTAAATTCTGAGCAGATATTCCGTATAACTTTGCAATTTGTCTTTTATTTATTTTTTTGTCATCACCCCCAGCTTCATATAGCTGAGTCTGATAGTATTGTTTTAATTTTGCCAGTTTCCATGCTTGCATTTTTTCACCACCTTTATTATAAAAAAATAAGCCCTCTGAGCTATTTAAAATAACTCAAAGGACTCTTGGTCTCTATGATTAAATTATATCATAAATCAAAGATTTTTCAACTCTAATATATCCCTATGCTTGCATTTGCTTGTATGATACTGTTATCAATATCACGATTAATATACTGTAGGTATACTAAAGTATTCAGTAAGCTTTTATGTGCCAGGAATTTCTGAACTTTTACTATATCCACATTTTCACTTAATAAATGAATTGCTCTTGTATGTCTTAGTGTATGCGGAGTTACCCAATCATAATTCAATATACTGCTTCCATATTTTTTAAGCATAGTAAAAGCAGAATTTCTTTTATATATTTTTTTTCCGGAAGAAGTAACTTTTACAAATAATTTATCTTTTTTTGTCAGCTTGTATTTATTAATATGTATCAAAATCATATTCATTAATTCTTTTGAAATGATGCACTCCCTTTTTGCTTCTTTTCTCTGTTTTGAATTAATCAATTTTACTTTATTGTAATTATAATCAATGTCCTTTATATCGAACTCTAAAGCTTCTGAGATTCTAGCCGCTGTTTCAAATAAAAATCTCACAAGCATCTTATGAAAGTCATCCTTTATTCCTTTTTCTAATTCTACATATTCCTGTATTCTTAGGTATTTAATGTTATTTTCAACATAATAATTTTTTTTATCAGATATTATTAAATCTGATTTTCCAAAATAATTTACCATAGCCAGATTATTCATTTTTATAACTCCTTTTATTAAATTGAACTTTTATATATAAATGTTCCAAATTAAACATTTTATATTGATAATATACCTCATTTTTTACAAAAAATCAATAGTTTTTGATAAAAAAATGCACAAAATAATTATATAATGTTCAATTTTAAAATTTATCTCGGACACAAGGCTCAAAGCCAGTATTTACGGTAAAATGTAGTTAATCAAAACTCTGAAAGTATTGATTTTATTGACTTACAAGGGGCTAAAAATTAGAAAAAATGGCCATTTTTATATAAACTGGAATCTCGGAGTTTCTATTTCAAAGTTTATAAACTCGTTTACATTCTCGGAGTCATTTTTATCATTTTCGACTACACATCTCAATCTACTTCAAATCAAATTCTAGAAAATTAGTTTCAAAATAAGAATTTAAAGCAGATTGCACGAATAAATTTTAAATTTTTCTTATCATATCAGTTTACATTTTTTAGAGTTTCCTTTGTCCTTTTTTACCATTTCTCTGAAACTCTTTAAAAGGAGTATATTGCGAGTTTCTTTTTTAGTTTTCCTGCTTTTCTGTTTATATTTTTTCCTTATTTTTAATAGAAACTTTAAACTAAATCATTACATATAATATATAACTATATATTTAGTATATAAAAAAGCCTATCAAGAGTATATAAAACAATACTTCTAATAGACTACATTTTTATTATTATTTTTCAGATATTACTTTACTTGTGAATTAGTTTATATTTCCCTTATTACATCTTTTCAAACTCATGAAATTCTTTAGCTTTAAATAATTTTTTTAATCTTCTCCCTTCTTTTACATAGTCTTCCACTTGTTTTGGAGAAACATATAAATCACCATAATTCATATACACATCTATACTTCCAGGTTTATTTAAAACAAGATATCTGAGTCCTTCTTCTTTTTTCTGATTTTCTTTTTCTTCTTTATTAAAAGAAAAACTTCTGTAATATATTATTATTTTATCTTCTTTTTCAGTCTTACCTACCTCTATATTGCAAAAAAAATCTTTTCCTATTTCATTTTCTTTGCTTTTTATGTAATCATAAAATTTACTCATTTTTTTCCTCCAATAGTTCAGAATTTTCATATATCACATAGATATTTCCTATAATTTCTCTTCCTTTTATTAATTTATACTTTCAATTCTTTGTTCTGTTTCCAGTAATTTTTTATATATTTTTCCATACCTCTTCATTTTTTTAACTATTTCAGCATCATATTCAAATATCTCTTCCGGAACATTAAATTTTATATTATTTGCATCGCCTCTTGATAATATTATTTTTATTTCTATCAATCTGCTTAACAATGAGCTTTTTATTTCATATTTTACATTATTTATAGTTATCTGCCATACAACATAAGATGCTGTGAAATCAGGTAATTTTACTTTTGTCTCTGAATAATTTACAAAAAGATTTATTCCAATATGAGTTGATATAATATCATCTATAATTTC